TTGCAGCCGACCTTTTACTTTCGTAACCAGATAGTTTGCCATCTTTATTTAAGTCTGCTTTTTTAGTTACACACTTTTTAAGTTTCATATCGTAGACTTGACCTACTTTGCATTTCATTGCTTTCATATTATACTTCTTCCTTCCTCCAGTTTTAAGTACACTACCTCTGCCTGTATCTGGAGATGATACATCAGACATTCCTATTACTTTATTCATGACTTCCAACTAATCCTTTTACTACTAGTTTTCTTTTTCATAGCTGATGTGCATTGTGCCATTGTAGGCCTGCAGGCTGGGTAACCCTTTCTCTTCTCACCTTTACGTCTCCCACAGGGCTTTCCTGTCTTGCAATCAACCCAGCCTTTGCCTTGATTTCTCGAAAACCATTTTTTCAATCCTTCTTTGGCCATTACTTCTTTTTCTTTTTACTTGAGTTACCCCAATTAGCAGCTCCTACTTTGCGACACTTAACTAATGCTCCAGAAGCATAAGCTGATGGCCACACTTTGTATCTTGCTTTTACTTTGTGATAACACGCATCTTTCTTAGACATTTAACACTTCCACCTTCTTCTAGCTGCACAGATTCTTTTCTTAGGCGTCTTGGAACAATTAATTCCATGCATCCTCATTTGACCTGCAGACCTACTACAATAAGACTTTCTTCTTTTTGCAGACTTACTACCAGGCTTTACCTTTCCTGTTACAGCGGTTTTCAATTTAGAACCGGGATTCATTCTTCTATAAGCAGCCACACCAGCACGAGTCATTCCCGCTCCAGATTTAGTGGACCGAAAGTTTTTCTTATTTCTTGCTGGCATCTTACCTTTAGACATTTTACAAACCCATTCTTCCTAAAACTTTTTCAAGTTTTTCTTTTAGTTCTTCCACCTCGTCATAAAGATATGCTATATGTTGTTGCCATTCTGGCTGTTTAGCTTCTTTCTTCGGAGATGCTTTTTCTTTTTTAGCTGCTGGCATTATACACCAATCTTCTTGAGTAATACACCTTTGATTACTTTCCAAAGTGCTTCAAGAATAGCTTTTTCTGTTTTCTCAGAGATGATAGGTATATCAACTGCTTTGTTGATTTCATCAATTATCTCATCGCCTGTTTTATCAGACAATAACTCGTCTGCTATCATTTTCATTAACATTATATTAACCTCATTATTATGTTTACGATTATTGGAAAAGTAACAAGTGCTACACCACCCCATACTTGAAACTTAACAATCTCTTTTTCATTGCTTGTAACTCTTCCATTTAACTTATCCAAGTGTTTTTCTATTCTTCCTAATGCAGAATATATATTCTTTAATCTTTCATCATGTTTTACTAATACTTGATATATATCTTTATTATCCATTAGTGCTTACCATTTATTCTGCTTAATGAACCATCTATTCTCGACACTTGATTATCAAGGTCGTTTATTTCTTTTGTAAGGGCATCAAACTTTCTGTCAAGCTTATCATCAGATTGATTCCATCTAGCAATTAACTTTATAATCATTCCTTCCATGTTTTCTAATGTTTCTGATTGACCTCTGTTTTCTACCTTCAATGCTTCTAATTCTTCTTGTTGTCTAGCTGATTTATTCGACATAGACACAACCAAATATACAAACATAGCACCCACTACTCCTATCATTCCTGCTTCGCCATACAATGCTATAAAATCCATACTACTTCCGCTTCTTTTTTCCCCAACTAAATGGGTTTAAGTTTAATTCCTTTTCATAGAAGGCTACCTTTTGAGCTAGCTCTTCCCTTTCTATTTTTTCCTCTGCAATATGTTTGCTAAGTAAATTTTCAATTTGTTCATCAGCAGTTGCCACTTTATTCTCAAGCGCCTTAATCCTACCTTCAATTTGTAAGTATCCATATACCAGCCCTGCAACCAATACAAGTCCCTGAGCCAACCACTTGAGATTAATGCTAACAATGGCGTTATCATCAAGAATGGTAGTGCGATAGCTTCTAGCGGTATTAGGTTTTCCACTCATCTAACCTCAACATGCTCCCATTCGTCATGCAAATGACACCAATTTTCACCATTGTATATTTTGTTTGCATACCAATGTTCTACGCTATCGTGTGCTATTATTTCTATGAATACTGTGTTTACCACTGTGTCTTGAGGAGTTATCTGTATCCCCCCTACGCTCCAACCTTGACTGCACCCTGTTAGATTCATAACGAACAGGCAAGTCATAACTCGTACTAACAACTTCAAATCCTCCACTTTTAAGTTTCTTTATTGTTTTATTCATCTAATGTCTTTTCTAACAAACTCATAAAATAATTACGACCACCTTGCATTTGGTCAACATTAAATTGAGCAGTTCTTAATTTATTATCTAAGTCATGTACATGATTTACCATCATAAGTTGTTCCTCAGATAAATCTTTTACGTCATATTGTTTATCATTTATTGTAATGACTTGCTTTTTTTCTTTTTTAGCCATTGTTTTCTCCTTGTTTAAGTTGATGTGTCCATTGTCCATACTGAAGTAACATAATGGTCTGTTGTACCACCTTGAGCAGTTACACTCGCTTCTAAAGTAAGATAACAAGATTGCCCTTTCGGTACTGTCTTTGTTCCTGTAATAGCCGCTGCTGTATAAGTAAATACAACTCCATCATCATTAGAGGTAACCGATTGTGATTGAGTACCTAAAACAGTATCACTAGCATTATGTCTTTTCCCAATAGCAAGTGTTAAAGAATGGTTTTGAGTAATATTTTCTTGTATTACTTGAGCCTTTACAAATGTCATATCATAGGGAGCTATTAAATAATTTTTAGTATTAGCACTAGCCGATTCTGTACTATCAGACCACGGCAAGTAAACATTGTCATTTGCCTGTAATACATCTCCAAAATTGTGACAAAAAACCATATGCATAGTTGTATTCCCAGACACATTTACCCTTAAAGCACTATTTTGTTCATCAAATACTGCGTTTAGTCTTGATTGGGTAGTTGAGCTTTGTATATTTAATGCCGGTCCATGAGGAGCCTCACCTACAAAAACTTTGTTTAATATTTCTTTTGTTGTGTAATCAAATAATCCCATTGTTTATTCCTTTATTTTCCACCACCACCGCAATTAAGCATTATTAAATTTTTAAACCTAAAATGAACAAGACCAAACACTAGTAGCTAGCCAACTGTTATTCCCACTCAGTAGAGTATCAAATTTAAAAGTTAAAAGTATTTCCCATCCTAAATTAAAAGATTGCAAAGCAGTCATTTCTGAATTATTGTCTATATCTCTATTGTAGACTAAAGCTGGTTGTTCTCCTACACCAGTAGGAGCAGTTGTTCCCGCTTGAAGAGTAAACGTAGAAGATTGAGTAATGTTTGGACTTCCTGTTGTTGCATCAATAGGTGACTTGTAATTAAACTGCACAGTTATAGTCGGGTTTCCTGCGTAACTATTAAAAGTGTTTTGAGTTGGCTTTATAATAAACCTTACTAATCGCATACTACTATAAGGACAGAGAAATCTATATCTACCTTGAGGGTCATCACTAGAATGATACCCGTTAGTTCCTTCGCTTCCTGTATCATCTCTACTATTCCACGGCATACGATA